CCCGCCCCCCCCGCGCCTCCCCCCCGCCCCCCCCCCCCCGGGGGGGGCTAACTCTTTAGAGCCGGCGCGCACTGGTTTGTCCAGTTCCTTCGCAGCTTTGACGAACGCCGAGGTCGCCGTCACCAGTGCTGTGGTGAGCTTGTCGACGGCGCGGGCCAGCTCTGGGGACGCTGCCTGCAGCTGGCCACTACGGGCAGCCTGGCTCAGTGATGGTGGCAGCACCATCTCTGGGCGACCAGAAAGGTTAACCGCCACGCCACCGTGGGGCAGGATGCCACCCTGGTCATAGACCTTTGCGCCTAAGTATTTGATGGCCAGATCGTGGAGGGATTGGGCTTCGCCCCAGCTCACGCTGGTGCCGCCACCGGTGAGGCTGCTAAACGCCAGCTCTAGGGCTGGGAGGTTAAGGTCAGCAGCACTGCCGGAAAAATGCGCCCAGTTGGTGAACCCCCGCCCGTCGAGGGGGCCGGCTCCCCGCCCGATAGTGAGGCCACCACCGGTGTTACCGCCGGATTCAATATAAGTGCCATCAGGCAACCGGAGAGCGGTGTGTCCGTTGGCGCCGCCGCCGTTATCCCACCAGCCAATCTGGAAATCACCAGCGTTGCCGCGGCCAGGCAGGGCGCCATGGGCGGCAAGCCAAGGGCCTTCCGTGGCGGTGCTCATGCGGGACTGGAAGATCGGGGCGCCCTCCCAGGAGTTCACCGCGGCGCTCACAGCGCCGGAACAATCCACACCAGCCGGGGAAAAGCCACCCAGGATGTAAGGGGTGCCATCCAGCGGGGCCAAATCATTCTTAACCTTCTGCACCCGCCCACCCGTAGCGTGGCGGGGCAGCTCATTATAGAGGGCCGCCAGGGCACCTGGCCCATCACCCTGGTTCAGGTGGTGCAAGGTGCGGTTGTATTGGTCAGCCGAGCGTCGGTTGATAACCCACTCGCCAGCATCCACCCATGCCACCGGGGTACCTTGGGGGTTGACTGCAAGGATGCCGTCGGTGGTGTCGGTGCCAGGGCCGGTTGTTGGTAGGCGGCCGCCAGCTGCTTTTCCTGAGAGTCCAGTGGCTTTCGCCGCTATGCCCATAACGTTTACCGGCCCCATAGCCGTCAGTGAAACTAGCGCGTTCCAGAGATCACGAATCTTGTTGTGCGCAGGCGCGGTGTTCGCGTCAACGGTCGGCATCGCCGTGGTGCGGGTGAGCGAGTCCAACTGTTCCTTGGTGGTGTTAAACCCAGCGTCGAACAGGTCTTTGTTCAGTTCAGCCTGGGGGCGGGCCGATAGGCCGGTCAGGTAGTACAGGTCACCTTTGGCAATCTCCCCAGTCTTGAGGAAATCATCAATGATGAGCTGCGCTTGGGGAGAGGGCTTCTGGATGGCTAAGTCATCAACCAGGTTTTTAGCAGCTGTCACGTTGGTCGTGAACCGCGTGTCGTCCAGCAGCAGTTTCACGTCGACCGGCTTGTCACCGATAGCGTCGGCCTTTGCGGCTACTTCTCCGAGTTTGGCCACGGCGTCGGCGTCGGTGGCAGTCAGCTTCATGTTGATGCCATCAGGCAGCTTTTCTGCCTTGACGCCCAGGTCTTTGAGCACACCCATGGCCTGGTCCCCCACAGCCTTGACCTCAATACTAGTGCCGGCCTTCAACGGGTAGAGCTGGGACCACACCGTGGCCAACTCCTTCTTAGCGCCTTCGCTATTGACACCAACCAGGGTGGTGATCTCTTTGGGCAGCACACCATAGGCATCAGCCAGGTGCTGGACTTGCTCTGTAGTCAGGCCGAACTCCTGGCCGAGAGTGGTAAACGTTCCTTGGAATTGTTTATAAGCTTCGTTAACTGGGCCGCCAGCAGTGGCTACTTTCTCCAGCTCCTGCCGCATTGTTGCGAATCGTTTAGCTAGCTCGTTAGCGCTGTTATTCGTACGGTCCAGCTTTCCGGCAGCTAGGTCGCCGAGATTTTCGCCCAGTTCTTCTACCGGGTGGCTCGCTATCTCGGCGGATTTCGCTATATCAGTCGCAGCCTGGGCAGCGGAAGCCATGGCTTCTTCTGCCGCCATAGGCGCCAGGCCCATGGCCTGCATGATCGACTCCAGGGCGTTCAGCTTATCGTTGGCGTTGGCCGACGAATCCGCCAGAACGTCAATCCCCTTGGCCGCCTGGGCAGCAGCAGGGTCAACCCGGCGCGCAGCCGCTATCGTGTCTTCGATCTGCTTCCGTGACTTCTCCAGGTAGCCTGCGGCGCGCTCGCCTTCCTCACCAGCAGCACGCAACTCGGCGACTAACTTTTTGTAATCGTCTCCGCCCTCGGCAACAATGCCGTTAAGATTCTCCATGCTCAGGCCAGTAGCGGTGAGCTTAGCTTTCAGCACTTCGTAGGCGTCTGATATTTCAGATGCGCTGCGCGTCGCTTCCTGCCGCTCCTTCAGGGAAAGGCTGTTCCATTCGGAGGATGCGCGAGTGGGATCCGCATGAGAGATGAATCCCTCTCGGGCTTTGCCGACGGCGGTGAGCTGAGTCAAGCTGGCGTCGGCGAGGTGTTCTGCCGCTTTTTTCGCCTGTTCGGTTAGGGCGCCGGTGGTGCCGGAAACCGCTTTGGCCAAGTCGTTTTGGGCAGCCTGGGTTGCTTTTGTTGCCGACGCCAGTTTGCGCTGGGCATCGGTGGCTGCGTGGTTGGCCTCGACGAACCCGCCGATGACTGCGCCTGCGACCATGATGCCAACAGCCCATGGTCCGCCCAAAGCGTCTACTAGGCCCCCCGCGGCGGACTTCATGAGGGATAGGCCGCCTTTAGCAGCACCCGCGGCAGCATTACCGATTTTCGCGGCATTAGAGGCAATGGTATTACCGGCGTAGAAGTAGCGCTTAGCTGCGACTTGCATGGTCTCCGACCCGGAGCTGAATGCCTCCCGCGACCTGCCCAGGGCCTGCGTCAACCCGTTGGATGATGTAATCATGTATTGGGTTTTCGCGTCGAACTCGCTGATCGCCTTGTGGCCTTTTCGGTAGTATTCTTGCAGGTCAGCAACACCTTGCTTCATCGTGGCCATCGACTGAGTGGCTTGCTGGATTTTCGCGGGAAAGTCTGTCCAGTTTTTCAGAGCCATGACGGCGGCGATGCCGAGCAGGGGCCCGGTGAAGTCGGTGGCGAGGGTGGATGCAAGACCGGCCACGGGGGTGAGGGCGGTAACAAGCCCGTGCACGGCGTCAGACGCTAGGTGGATGCCTGATTCGGCTGCGGGGCCGATCTTGCCGAGGGCGGCAGTGCCGGCGTCGGCGGCTGCCACCAGATCGTCCTGGAGAGCCTCGAATAGGCCGAGGGTGAGGTCTTCTTTGGCGTTGGCGAGGCGTTCCAGGGCGCCAGGTAGGCCTTTGGTTTGGGCGGCGGCTACCTCCGCGGCCTGCCCCTGCCGGGTAACTGACTCTCTGAGAGCATTAAAATTCTCAGTTGTTTTACCAGCGGCGATAGAAGCGAAGCGCATGGCATCGGAGCCGAACAGGGTGGCGGTTGCCGCTTGATACTGTTCCTCTGTCATGCGGTTTGACGCGGCGTTCAACTGGCCGATCAGGGACGGCAGCCCCACGAATTTACCTTGGGCGTCGTAGACGGTTAGGCCTAGATCGTGGATGGCGTTTTGCGCGGGTTTACCTTGATCGGTGAGCGCCAGTAGGGAAGTTTTCAGCAGGGTGCCGGCGTCGGAGCCGGTGATGCCGGCGTTGGCGAACATGGCGATCGCGGTCGAGGCATCGTCGATGCTCACGCCGAAGGCATGTGATACTGTGCCGGCCTGCTGGAGGGCCTGGGCCACGTCGGTGATCTCCGCGGCGCTAGCGTTCGCCGAGCCTGCGAGAATGTCGGATACCCGGCCTGCTTCTTGGGCGCCCAAACCGAACGCCTGCAGAGCCTGGCCTTGGATGGTGGCGGCTTGGGCGGCATCAATCTGGGCGGCAGCAGCCAGCTGCAAGGTGCCTTTGGATGCTTCCATGGATTGGGCAACAGTCAACCCGTTCTTGGCGAGCTCAGTCATGGCCGCTGCGGCATCAGACGCCGACGTACCAGTGAGGCTAATGTCGTTGCCGAGTTCCCTAGCTTTGGCGCGCACGGCATCCATCTGCCCCGCGGTCGCCTGGCTCACCGCAGCCATGGTGTTCAGTTGGCTCTGGTATTCGGCGCCGACAGACACGATGTCGCTGGCAACGCTGCCAAGTCCGAGGGCGACGCCGATGCCTGCGCCGAGTTTCCCTGCAATACCCAGGGCGCTGCCTAGGCTGGATTCCAGGGCGCGGTTGAATCCTTTAGTGTTCGGCTCAACCAGAATATCAATTTTGCCGCCGGCCATTATGCCCTCCTCTTAATTAACGATCTAGTTGCCGCGCATGCGCAGGAACTCCGTGATGGTGATCTTCTTTCTTGCCGGTTTAGCCGTCTTCTCCGCCGCCTGGGTGGCTGCCTGCACCAGCTGCTGCTGCAGCGCTGGTGGGCGAACCGCGATAGGCCACAGCTGTGGCTGCTCTGGGGGCTTCACGCCTAGTAGTTTCTGGCGGGTTTTTTCCGCCTGTACCTCGGGGTCGTCGGGGTCGGTGATCCACGATTTATATTCGGAGTTCAGCCAGTAATCCTCCCGGTCCACCAGGCGGGCGATGTTTTCATCAGTGGGGGTCCACTCATCCAACCCATCAGCGAGTATTGCCAGGTCAATCCACCACATCTCTGCCAGGCATTGACGGTAGTTCAGGTGGTATTTGGATTGGAACCCGACCAGCCGCCTAGCAAACTCCTGGGGGCTGATTAGCTGGAGGATGTAGGAAAAAAATTACCATCGGCATCCCGGTAGCCGCAGATCTCGCCGATGACATCGAAAACCCGCATCACTTCAGCGAGGCTTAGCGTCATGAGCTTGTCAACAAACGCCTCTTGGTCTTTCTTAGGAGAGTCAGACACTAGGGCGATAACACGGGTGGCTTGGTCGTGCACCGCTTCGTCAGCGTGGTCAAATAAAGCCCTGACGATGTTATGGGCTTCTTGGCCGGTGAAATCCCTGCGCAACGACAGGTCAACACCAAGCAGGGTAGTGGCGACAGGATCGCCGCCGTTGATAGCAAGAGCACGCTCGAACAAGTCGATTTTTTCCATGAGTTTTGGTTTCTCCTAGTGGTTGAAAAGGGGATAAGAGTTTTAGGCAGAGCTGACACCTAACTCGCCATAAGGCCAGCCAGCTTGTCACGGAGGTCGTCAAGCACCTGTGGCGGGTGGCTGGGAGGATGAGCCGGCCAAATAGGGCCCATAGCATCCGGCGCCCAGCGCGGCACCAAATGCACATGCAGGTGAGGGACGGTTTGGGTTGCTGCCGCCCCGCTGGACTGGATGATATTCAGCCCATCCGGGGTGACAGCCGCACGTAGCGCCGCGGCAACCCGCAAGACAGTGCGAGATAGGTGCGCAGCGGTTTGCTCCGGCAGCTCCCAAATATTGGGTATGTGCTGGCGGGGAACCACCAGGGTGTGGCCAAGAGCCGCGGGTCGAAGCGGGAAAAAAGCCACGGCATGGTCGTCGCGGTACACCACCCGCGCAGGCCCCTCCCCCATGATGATTGCGCAAAATGGGCATGAAGTGGCAGCCATTAGGGCACGGTGATGCCTGCGGGCAGCTCGGGAAGGACTTCCTCGAAGCCTTCAAGGAAACTGTTGTCGAACTCCCAGCCGTCCAGGTTCTGGTCGTCCAGGGTGGCGCGCTTCGCTGGCGATGCCAAGGTCACGCGAGGGCAGTAGAACGCCATCTTGGAAACGCCGTCATCGAAGCGGCAGAAGAAAGCAAATTCCTCACCGAGCCCAAGCTCGGCGACATAGAGATCGCCCTTCTTTGTGATCTTGCCGCCCTGCAAACGGGTCAGCAAGGCAGCCTTGCTGTTGTCAACGGCACGGTATTTCATGCCGGATTCCAGGGCATCGCGGATGATCTTGTAGATCGCGTTGCGTTTGTTCCAGATCTTCTTCTTGGTGACCTGCTGCTCGGCTGTCACTTCGATACCTGCCTCGATACCGCCGTAGGCGTCCCATCCGGTGAGGGTAGCGGCAAACGGGTCGGTGGGCATGGCGGTGTCTACGGGGGCGCGGAAGGCATCGCCGTCCAGCCACACATGGGCTTTTTTGGAATCAGCAAAATCAGACATGATTCACTCCTAACATTTTAGATTGTGCGCCTGCGCAGGTGAACACCAACGCGAACAGGCGCGTAATAGATAATTCGGTCGAGACCCCGGCCTTTGTCTTCCAGCTGGATGGGGCCGTCCACCCAGTGGGAGGACCAGGCGTGGGTGTCATCAACGATAACGTTTTTCGCCCTGGCCATTAGCTCCCCGGCGCGGGTGGCGAGATTCCAGGCGGTGACGTCGGGGTCTTCGGGGATGCGGGAGGCATCGGGTCGGGGCACCCAGGGGGTGATTTGGATGAGCACCCGGTGCAGCCTGGGGTCGCCACCCTGGTGGCCTACGGCTTTGACTGTGACGTGAGGTTTGGTGAGCGGGTCGGGCACTTCGCGGCAGGTGACGGCGCCACCATGCAGTAACCGGATGAACTCCTCGTCGGCGAGTAAATATTTACGCACCTCTCCGGGGATGTAGGCGGTTGGGATTATGTTGCTCATCGGGGCCTCATGCCTCGGTAGCGGCCGAATCGCATGGCGGTGCCGGTGAGGAC